AGTGTCTAGCCCTACATTGATCTGGTAAGTACCTACTACGCTTGAGCCACCGTTGCCTGTGTCCGATGCGTTAGCTGTGACTGTCGCGCCAGACGTATCTTTGGCGGTTATCTCGTAGGTGTTCACGCCCGTAACCAGTGATATCTGGTATTCCTGATTCAAAACATCTGCCGTCACGTTACCGCCAAGGCTGACAGCTCCGCTGAACGTCACGAAATCGTTGGTCACCGCGCCGTGAGAAGTATCGGTAATCGTAATGGTTGACGAGCCGTTAGTTGCGGCAAATGTGACATCACCAGCGGAGGTGGTTGCCCTGATCGGGGTGATATCGTAGTAAGTGTTACCTTCCTCGATGTAATACTTGAAGGTTGAACCAACGCCAAGGTAGCGCACACCGCCAAGGCTGATCCAAGAATGAAGGGCACGGCCCGTGCCGAGATAGAAATTAGTGCCGAGCTTTTGCCAGCCGCCTACCTTTTCGACACGACCCTTTCTGAATCTAACGAGGTTACCGTCTACCCATCCGCCTTTAGCCGAGTAGTCGGTGCCCTCCTTGTCGATGCCCGGTTGAAACTCTAGTGTTTGTAGCGGCATGAGCCATTACGCCAGCCGAATGATCGCGCCGGTAGCCGTGGGGCTAGGGAAGACGATGGTGAAATCACCCGCCGTACTGGTTTTATCACCACCAAAGTCTATGACTGCAACAGCCTTGTCGGACTGGGTGTCGTTATAAATCATACATCCCCGTGCAGTGATGGTAGCCGTGCCGAAGGTTAGATCAGCGAAGTCACAAACAGCAGTCGTGCCAGAGGTTGTTGGGGTTACCGAAGTAACTGTCGCGCCGCCCGAAGTGTAGTTGGTGCCGCTGGCTTGCCCCGTGGTCGTAAATGCCGTTGTAGCAGCACCCAAGGTTGCGCTGGACGTGTATAGCGCAAGCTTGAAAGCGTTACCGCTAGTGGCAGTAAAATTATGAGTTCCAACCAAAAGCTCTTGCTTGAAGCTAGTAGGGATTGCTGATGTGATGGCCATATCAAAGCTCCTTGATTATCTTTGCCATGTCTTCATGCCCCTGAGACGCAAGCAAACCGCGAATGGTTACCCTGTCAGAAGCAATAGCGTTCTTCATCCCCATCAATATTAGAGTATAAACTTGATTGCGGAAAGCCTCTGCTTGCAAACGAATGTGCGGCTCAGCCTCTTCCGATATACCCAAAATCTTCTTTGTTGTCTCTTTTGCCCAAAATTCTACATCATGGCCACGGTTATCGGTTGTTGAAACCATCACCTGACCCATCTGAAAAACACCCTGTGACATGACTACCCCTTATATGGCTCAGGTGAAGACGGCAGCTCCACCGTCTCTAACTTGTGCTTTTTGACCATCTGCGCCAGCTCTGATCGGTTGCAGACCACCCACTCTCCCTCTGGATTTGGCATCGCTATCTTCGGGTTTGGTAGTCGGTGATAGCCGTAGAGCCTTTCTTCTATTGGCACGTTCTGATCGAGCAAAGACGATCTAGGGCTTACGCCAACCTTGATCCCGATGGCGATCATTTTGCAAATCCAAAACTCAAGGCAGGCTCTGCCAGCCTCTGCGAAGTGCAGGTTGTTTTTGTACGAGAAGTCCATGCCAAACAGATCGACCTCGCCTACTTTGTTCCATGCTGCAAACGCCAAGGCATAAGAAACCGTCGTGTTCATGTAGGCGCAGCGTTGGTCTTTGATGACTTCTTCAAGCGGATATTCAACCAGCGCAGGTACGCGCTCATCTAGCTCACAGGTGTATATCGGCTTATCAAACTCAGGCAGGAGCTTTCGCATTACGTCGGTTTGATTGCCTGCATCATCGGTATCTAAAAATCGACTAGCAGGGTCAAGCATAAAAACACGATCACAGTCGAAAACCGACAGGGCTGAGTTAATCACCCAAACCTCGTCCCACTCGACGCTATTCTCTTTGCCGATAACATAGTCGATCTGAGAGGCTCCCAGACCGATGATCGCTACTTTCTTGCCCTCAAGCTCTTTGATTGGTTCCAATTAGGTTACCCCTGTGCGCAATAAGTCATATCGATACTCGTCTCTGGTTCCACGGCCTTCACTCAGATTCTTCATCCGAGCGACACCTTCCTTGAACCGAGCCTCGAAGTTGGCTATCACGTCAGGAGCTTCTTTTAGGAACACAGCAGCCTCTACCAAGGTGCCGTAAAGCAGGGGATCAGGGTGATCCGTTGACAGAATTGTCGTACCTGAATCGCTGCCAACCGTCAAAGACGCTGGCTTGAACAGATAATGCAACTCTGCTGTATAACCAGAATCTGGCACAGGCGACAGCTCAAAAGCTGTTTCGTCAAATAAGGAATAATACTTCGGCCTTCCAGTCGTTGTGGTGGTGGGGCTGAATTCCTTGATGAATGAAGGGTGCTTGAAGTCCAGATAATGGTACTTGTTGTTGCTGTCAATAACCGCCAATGAGAATGGAGCAAAGAAGTCGCTTGGCGTAGCCAAGAAACGGTTGCTCGCCGTCAACGTACCCTGCACATTTTTTCTTTGCTCTGGAAGCTGAACCAGCTTGAATATGCGGCTTTCGGCTTCCTTGATAAACGTGTTCAGGTTGTTGTTGAACGTGGTCTCATTGACCTGCAAGTAATCTTGCACAGTCGATTTTAGTGTTGCCAGTGTGAAGCTCATGACGTTGTTACCTCCACAGTGCCAACACTAACAGTAAGTCCAAAAGTTTGCAAAGTTGTGCCCAATTTACCATCTCCCACGTTGGTGTAGACAGTAAAGAAATTGTTGTCGTTGCCATCGGCTGCTTGATCAGGGCGCGTGATCTGCAAAGCCTGTGGGTCTACAGGCGTTGGCCGTGGCATAAGCTGCGGGTGCTTTGGCGACCACTGGTCTGGGCCAACCAGCAAGCCGTCCCAAGTCATTTTCATGTCGCGCAGGCGGTAGCGAAAACCCGTGATGTCACAGATGCCATAAGCGCGTTTGTTGGATGCAAAAGCCATTAGCCTAAATTGTATCCGCGCAAATCAGGTGCGACTCTGAACGACACCCGGTCTTGGTCTTGGCTCAAGGCTCGCTCAAACTCTTCCTCATAAAGCTGTTTGAGCATGGAAACTTTCTCTGGCACTCGCTTCAGAGCGATGTAATAGGCCAAACCTGCGGCCAAGCACGGGTAAAACCGAAACGGTATTTCCAGAGTGTTTGCGCCAGCATCTGCGTCATCCATGCGACTGATCACGTTCAAGTACAATTCGTACTTCGAGCTTTGATCTGGCGCTGGCCAAACCGTGATGGTTGGGCTGATCTGCTTGTCAATAAGGTATTGATTTGGTTTGCCAGTGCTTGTCTTCGTGGACAGGTTGGCATACTCCGAGCGCGACATGCGAGTCAGCGGCACGTCTGTTGATACGCCACCCAAGGTCTCACGAATAAATACGTCCAACACGTCAATCGTTGCCGTGGGGTTGGTTGCATCAATCGTATAGGAGGTGGTGTCTTTAACCATAGCCAAGACTTTTTGGTTAATCGTCCACTGGTTTAAGCCACGGTTAGCCCACTCTGCAAGCATCAGGTTGAGTGAACGATTGGCCGTCTTCAAATCGTAGCCCGTGCGAAGCTCTAAGCCACAACGCTCAAACGCTTCTTCAACGTAGTCGGCTACGTCTAACTCAAAGTCCTTACTTCCGCTTACGGCCATCTTTTTTACCTGCGTATAGGTTGTCGAAAACCTGATTCACGTCAAGAGTGTAGTCTAAGTCGCTTTTACTGTAATGGATATGCTGGCTTGGCCTAAAGTCTGGAGCACCGTCGCCCGTCTCAAACCACGCTGGGTGTGTCACCCTTACCCGGTTGTTCGGCAACGCCACAATGTTTCCAGTCCACTTACCAGCGTCAAGTAGCTCTAAAACATGGCTCTGCTTGTGCTGCGCTGGGTCATCCGCTATTTCATTTTCAGTGTAATCGACGGTGAAATAATACTTTGCTGGGTAGAACTCGCCATCAATCTTGGCGAGCCAAGGACACGGTGTTGCGCGATCTAAGACATAAACAGAGTGATTGTGAGAAGAACAGTCCCAAGGCTGCGCCGCCCAAACCGGCATTGGTTCAGGCCAATCTTCCAAGGGCGTATCGGCAACCAGCGCCGTAATGGGCATCCTCGCCCACATAGCACCGCCATGTACGTTTGGTTCTTCGTCATCGTCGTAAGTCTCAGCGCCCGTAAAAATGACCTGAAAGCTCAAGCACCTTGTCGGCATAGTGGTCACAGCGATAACCATAGCGTGTAAAAACTCGCCGTGGTATCGCTCATGGTTGACCGTGTACTCTCTTCTAACCCACGCCTTGAAGTGTGGGATATTGCTTTGAAGATAAGCCACTATTTACGGCCATACAAACCACTGTTCTTGCTAGAAGGCTTTCTCATACCGCCATTTGCAGCTCCACCCTTAGCCATCCCCTTGGCTTTCATGGCACCACCCTTAGCCATCCCCTTGGCTTTCATGGCACCGCCTTTCGCGTAGCCCTTGGTCTTCATAGCGCCGCCTTTAGCCATGCCTTTGGCTTTCATGGCTGACCCGCCTTTCTTCATGCCGCCGGGCATCTTCATCTTTCTCTTACCGCCCATTGCGCCGCCCTTCGTGCCCATCTTGCTCTTCATTCTCATGATCTCGCCTCCATTCTTAGCGAAAGTTGCGACATTGGTAGGCTTGCCACCAACACCCTGTTTCTTTGACCGCTTGCGGCGAACCGCAGAAGCGATTTCTTTCTTACTCATCTTGGCAGCTTTGTCTGCGGGTACGCATTTCGGGTAACCGCGATCAGAATCGCTGGCACTCTTGCGACCACACTTTTCAAAGCCACCGCCTTCTTTGGGCGCTGAGATGTCAACCCAGTTGCCACCCTTGCCCTTGCCAAACCACTTCTTCAGACCGCCTCTGGGCTTAGCCACGGGGCACTCTCGTTTTCTTTTGCTTGCTTGGCATAATAGCACCACAACCACGGCCCTGAACCATCACAGTTCCGCCCATGTTCATTTTTTTGGCCATGCTCTTGGCAATTGCGGTGCCGCGCTTGCGCTCGTAGCCGCTAAGCTTGCCGTCGTTGTCGAGATCGCTTTTTTCAGGGTCTAGCGTCACTTCGCCACCCGTTTTGCCTTTGTATTTGCCACCCATCCGCTTGTACTCCTGCACCATCCAGCCATTTGCATAAGCGGACGGATACACATCGAATTTGGCCTTAGCTTTTGCCTTGGCTTTTTTGTACAGGGATGGATTCGCTACGTTTTCAGGTATGTTGTCAGAAGCCATTACAGTCTCCTTCCGTTGATGCCTCGCATAATATCCTGCGTGTCTGGTATGAACCGACCAACTCGGCCAGTCATCTGATTGCTTCGCATAGTCGGAACAGCCACGGTGTCTCTCACGCCCGGTGTTTGATTAAACTGTTGCTGACCCCTT